GCATTAAGGACACGTTACTACTGATTGATATAGCTTACTTCATGATCAGAGAAGCAATTCTCGATTATTCGGCAGCCGAGAAGCTGCTTGCCGAATTCAAAGTCCGGCTAATCTTAACACAAGAGCATATCATCGGTATAATAAAAATCACGAGCAGATCAGCGTCTCCGCCAATGCGTATCCAAATCACTAAGCTAACACAAGCATTGCAATCGCAGTGCACCATTACAAAAGCTGAAGATATGGAGAAGCTCTCTTCACTTGCGCTTGATTTTTCGGTACTGAAATTTGCTGGAAGTTCCATCGAAGATTACTCTCAGGTAATGCATGATCGAATTAATGATGCGCGCCTCATCAGTTATGATCATGATTACGCGATTTCCACTGTCTCAAGAAGAGAGCACCGATTGATAAAGGATCTATTAATCACTCTCGAGGCAGAAGACAAGACCATCCGCGCGGGACCTAGGCGGATCAAATAGCTAGGAACACTGCATAACGATGTTAATTGAGGACGTGCGTTAGATTGGCGGTCTACGCCCGGATTAATCTTTCAGATTATACCGGAAGGAGCCTAAATGACTCCGACGGTACGAGTGAATCCCGAATTCACACCGCTATCCTGGGAATTCCTAACTACATAATCGGTGTAGGTTTGCGCAGAAGGCGAGCTGCGTAGTTAAATGTAGGAAGCTCGTGAGCCACACAACAGGTGTGCAGCTCGAGCATTAAGCCCGGATGGCGCGCGCCCCTGCAATCGCTGGCTTTACACTCCTTTTTCAAGGTACAGATATTATGCCGGCAGTTTGTTCTGACGGCTGCCACTCATAAAACTCTCCGGCTTAATACTAGGGGGAGGGCTCGGAAAGCGTTATTTATGTTAGCTACAATAACGCGTGGCTACTGCATTTCCAGTTCACCCCCGATTGGTGCCTCAATCACTGACCGCGAATAGTAGTGTTGACGGCGTATCGGTTATGATAGCACCAGGGTGCGGACGATTGCGCCTCCGGTGCCCTTTAGGCACCTTCGGCCTGCATTATCCTGGAAGGACTGATAACCGAGGGGCGACCAGCTGACGCACGGATCCACCTCAAACATCACCTCTGCTAGGAGGCCCGCGAGAATTAACTCCGCTGCAGAGTCGCGCAAGCAGAATAAGTCGCGAAACACCCCAACATTTAATTTAAAATGCAAAACAAGAAAAGCAATCTTTTTCTCGATTTTTATAACAAAATCGTAAACCAATATTTCATTGCGACCCTGCCATCAGAGATTATCCAACAGCTCGAGAAGTTCACTGATTGTATCGGTCCTGTTGTTTCGTATATGCTAAAAGAACGGTTCGAACAGAATAAACCAAAAAGAACTAAGAAAGCAGTAGTTCGCAACTTGCCTCACTCAGCCGATTTGGCAGAGCTTCGAGAATTAACCAACATGATACAAAAGCCAGTTGCAAACGTCGCTAGCTCTGGTCCCGAAAACGTCCTCCACATCGTCAAGGCGTTTAAGTTACTAGAATTCCAGGTCATCAGCGGCTCGGCTCCGACTTCCGAGCAGTGGACCGAACTAGACCTTGGCCGATTCGTAGATCCGATGATTGCCGCCTCTGATAGCCTGTCAACACTGCTTTTAAGCATCAGAAACCTAGGCAGAGCTGAGTCGGAGCGGAGTCTCACTCACCTTCTGTCCCTGGTATGCGTCTATCGTTGTTTCAAAGTTAAGGCTAAGGCCGACGATTCCACAATTACCGCGCCATATAGCGGAATTGCTCCACTTAAGGAAGTAATTGCAGAGTTTTTCACGGACGAAAAAATAGATTCATTCCTAGATAAATTCCTAGACAAATCAAAATTGGGAAATTTCAATGAGCTATTTATCTATTCCGGGAACGCATCGTCTCCGAACGGAGGACACTCTTCCATTAATTATCTCGCGGATATTGCTGCGTTGATGACAGACAGGAAGCTACTGGAGTCAATATTTGGTATAATTAAGCATTTCAAATTTGGCTCAGAATTGAAGAAAATCGTCGATATCCTCATCGTGAATATCGATGAAGAGTACACGAAAGGAAAAATCCATTCGAGACTCGTCACATTTACGGCACCTGGAGGTAAGTCAAGAATAATAGCAGTAGTGGACTGGCTATCGCAGACAGCACTATCTGCCATCCACAAAACACAGTTCAGATTACTGCAATTAATCCCTTCTGACAGAACTTATGACCACAAATCTGGACTGAATCTCTATGATCCAAATGCAGATTGCTATCATTCAGTTGACTTATCTGCCGCTACTGACCGGATGCCCAAACAGCTGCAACAGCGACTAATCGAGAGAATATTCATCAAACTCGGTATGGATGGTGCCAGCATCGCACGATTCTGGATGAACATTGTCGACCGGGAATACGCCACCACAAACTCTCTGCTCGAAAAAGTATCACCGAAGATGAGATACTCAGTCGGGCAAGGGATGGGATTGTTCAGTAGCTGGCCAGCCATGGCTCTCGTACATCACTACATAGTCCACGAAATCTGTAACTGCCCTTTCGATGATTATGTGCTGGTCGGCGACGACCTGCTAATGAAAAACGCTGCAAAGTCGTTTGAAGCGTATTCAAGCTTCATGAACAGCATCGGGGTACACGTAAATCCGGCAAAGACTCTAATTTCAGAACAAAAACCACATTCATTAGAATTTGCCCGAAATTTCATTATTGCAGGATGTAAAGTGCAACCGCTGCCGATTGGATCCGTTTTTGCCTACTTAGATGGCAAGATCGGGCCGATGGAGGCGTTCTGCGCTTTCG